TCATAGCGGTGCTTCCTCAAAATTGTCCGGGTTGAATTTGGGTTCGCCCGGTTTGTTGGGCGGCAATTTGGTTGGAAACGGCCAAGTCATAGTCTTTTTTCCATCCATTTGACAAACGCATCACAAGCGTCGTCCATTGCTGATTCGGTAATCATGTCCGTGATTTCCTCATCGCCAAACGATGTCACGCAATCAACATAGCATTCGCCGGGGTCGCCGGGTTCGTCGCGTGTTGCTGGTTCGCCGGGTTCGTAATAAATATCCCATTCCAAACCGCGATAAAAGAATTGGTGGTTCATACCAAAGCCACCGCCAAGAACCAAGCCAACAACACGGCAATAATTACCGCCAACCCGTAGTCCAAGATTTTTTCCAGAATCATTTTGTTTCCAATCGTGTGATGTGATGTGCTAATAACCATTTGTCGCCAAGGATTCGGACTGACCGAACCCATGCGCGAATATTGTGCCGAACCAAGTGGCGCTCAATGTCGGGGCGGTCAAAATTGCGACGTGCGCGTTGAAGCATTTGTGTTTTCATGCGACCAACTTTGCAATGCGTTGTTTGGCGGTGCTGTAAGCCCATGTGGTCGCGGCTTTTTGAGTAGCAAACATTTTTGAACGTTGTCGAACACCAAAATCGACAAAATCATGTTTAAATCCGCGGCCAGCTTGAACCCATGCGGCGAATTCTGTGCCATTGTCGTTTGTGCCAACAATAAAACCAATTTCGCGCCCCTTGGAATCAAACTTACCGGAACCAACCCAAGTTTCCAGCATATTGTTAAAAGTAGTCATATCGTTTCCTCTTTTGTGTTGTCGATGTGTGATTCTAGTTTAGATTTCTAAACACTTTCAAGAGTTTTTTTAAAAAAAAATTAAAAAAATTTAGGGGTTTTCCCTAATTTTCTTCAAAACTTGCAGGGCATCGTCTACGGATTCAACCAAAAACGGCCTAGCGCCGGACCATTCTGACCACCAAGTCATTTGGCTTTCGCGTAACGTGCGGGCGCTTGGCGCTTTATCGCCGTCCTTGACTTCCATCAAGATGTTGACCCTTTTATAGCCAACCAGCAAATCAGGACAACCGCCACCAACTTGCCCAAGTGATTGAACGGTAGCGCCAGCGTAACGCAAAGCGTCCACGATTCTGTTCTGATTTTGGTCTACTTTTGCGGCGCGTCTCATTGGTCCAACATTTCTTTCAGCTTCATGCGGTAATGATGGGCTTTTTCGGCGTCATCCAGCGCGTCGGGTTTGCGTCCCTGTCTCATGCTGTATTTGATTACGTTGCCTTTGAGAAACCCAATGAATTCGTCACGGGTCAAAACGGATTCCATCACTTCCCAAGGTTGAATTTTCATGGCAACGTAATGAATGCCACCGACTTGGCCTTTGTTGGCTTTTGCGGAAATGTTTTTCATTGCTTCGTCCATTTCAGGCGTCCAATCGTCCATCTTTGTCTCCTTTTAAAAAAACCACTTTTATTTCGTCCCAACGTTCATCGCTGGCTTGGAAAACACGGGCCATCGTTTCGTCCTTGATTGCCAGCGCCAGCGTTTTTGATACGGCGGCATCCAACAATTCGGCATTCATGACCACGGTTCGCCAATCTTTCGACCACTTCTTTTTAACCTGTCCAACGTAAAAAGTCATATCCGGCGCGTCCTTAATTGCGTAATGCGCTCAACAAGGGCATTGGCTTCGGTTTTGCCGCGCTTTTTTTCGATTTCCCTTATTGTGTCCTTCCACCAAGCAATCGCCTCATTGCGGCCCAATTCCTTGGCCTTCTTGTCGAATCGCGCTTTCCATTCCCGCGCTTCCGATTGCCGCATAAATTCCAATTCTGTGTTGTCCATAGTCTTCGGTTTCTAAAAGTGCCATTTCAATCATGTGTTGGGGTATTGGTTGCCCGTCCTTGAGCTTGTCCAAGATACGGTTGGCTTCTTGGCGGGTCATACCTTCATTTTCATTTGTTGGACCAATTCCCGCAATTTTGCTTTGGCTTCCGCGGCTTTGATTTGTTCGTGAACCGTCGATTGCCGTTCGATTTGCGGAACTGGTTTTTCCGGAATGTCCGGGCCTGTGTTGCAGTATTCGCGAAATGTGATGGCGCTGGGCGGGAACTCCCCTTTCAACATTCGAATGGCGTGGTCCATGCTTGGCTTATAGGTCAAAAACCGACCCAATTGTTCTTTCCAAACCTCGCGCACAATGTCCACATCAACGTTTTGCCAATTAGATTCAAACCTTGCCCCGTAAATTGCATTCATTTTGGTGAAAATGTAATCAAACCCTGAGTCAGCATCACAAAAGTCGTTTTGATTCCACATTTGGAATTTCCTCCACGATGGTTGTTGATTTTGTCCAGAACGGCTGGGGTTTTGGTTTTGGTATTGACAAACCCCGTGTCAATTGGGCCATTTGATTTTGACGTTTTTCTGAATTTGTTAATTTTTGTTCAATCCATGCGGCTTCAAAACTTACCCAATTTTTCATGCAGCAATGACTTATTGCTTGTTCAATAGTCCAACCAGCTTTATCGACTTGGTTTAAAAATTTTGTCCAACCTGTTTGCGTCAGGGTTTTTGCGCCTTTGCCTTTACGAACGGTCATCCAATCATCCCAAACTTGAATACCGACGTCAGGAGGGCAAGCAACGCTAGTTGCTTTCTTCTTCTTTATTATTGGTTCTTGGTTATTGGTTATTGGTTCTTGGTTAGGGTTAGGTTTGGAAACCGTTTGGGTTTCTCTTGGGTTCGACTTGGGTCTGCCACCTAGTTTGCCGACGGTGCGATTGCGTTCAACTTTGGCTTGATATGCTGAAATTGTTTCGTCGCAACGCTTATGAAACCAGCAATCATTTGCCATATCAAACATGAAAAATTCTTCCAAAACCGTTTGGACAGCGCCTTCATGTTTAGCCATTCGGATGCGTCTGGCAACCTCGTGGGTTTTGTTTGGGATTGGCTTTTCTTGCGTGTAATACAAATCCAGAAGTCGGCGAAATGCCAAATCTTCTTCATTGCTTAGATGTGCCGTGTCGTGGATGTAATCCCCGACGTGAAACGGATAGTAGTGCATAAACCCTTACGTTATAGGTTGTCGTTACCGAAAGAAACATTGGCAGGACGGTAACGAATCGTCTTTTCGGGAGCTACCCTAGCCATGCTTCAAAAAATTATATATCAATAAAACCATTCGGGCCGCAAGTTTCGCAAGTCGTAAAGCCGACCCTTTGGAATGGCCTTCCATTGCGACACCGCGCCTTTTGTGATGCCCAACAGTCGCGCCAATGCGTTCGACCCACCAGCCAATTTAATTGCAATTTCTTTTGTCATCCGTTCAGTTTACTATACAATGGACATCCCTTCAACAACACATGAAAAGATATGACACACACCAATCGAACCCTATATGGCGTTCTAACCCAACTTGGGCAAATTGAAGATTCCGACATTACGCCATTCGTGGCGCGGCAGCTTATTGCCAGCTTGCTTGGCTTTTTTGGTCAAGGCAGCGCGGATGTGGCTAAGGCAACCAAAGACCCATTGATGGACGCTTTCATGCGTTTAGATGAACTTTGCGAATCGGAGTTTTACAAAAAATGAAAGTTTATAAAGCAATCAGCGACGTGCAAGCCGCATTGTCGGTGCGTGGAATCGCCAAAAACCGCAAAACCGATTCTGGTTCAATCTACCATTTCCGGGGCATCGATGACGTTTATAACGCCTTGGCCGAATTGCTGCCAAAACATGGGCTTTGCATTTTGCCGCGGGTGTTGAGCCGAACCTGTGCGGAACGGGTCAGCGCCAGCAATAAGGTTCTTTTTTACGTCACCGTGGAAGCTGAATTCGATTTCGTCAGCGTTGAAGATGGGTCAAAACACATCGTCAAAACGTTTGGTGAAGCAATGGATTCGTCCGACAAGGCCACCAACAAAGCAATGTCCACGGCTTACAAATACGCCTGTTTTCAAGCATTCAGCATTCCGACTGAAGCCATCGACGTGGAAATCGACAACCACCAAGTCAGCGGCGGACCATCATTGGCCGACTTGACGCCATACCTTGCAAATATGGAAAACGCACGAACGCACGATGAATTGAAAACCGCTTACTTTGCCGCGCTAAAATTTGCTGGCGGTAACATCCAGCTTCAAAATCAAATTCTTGACCTCAAAGACCGCAAAAAAGCAGCAATATGATTCAAGGTTCACCAGAGTGGTTCGCATCTCGATGTGGCAATGCGACAGCTTCGCGCATTTCGGACATCGTAGCAAAGACAAAAACAGGGTATTCAGCATCTCGCGCCAATTACATGAGCCAATTGCTTTGCGAACGATTGACCGGGACGGTTGAAGAATCTTTCACCAACGACGCCATGAAATGGGGAACGATGCAAGAACCATTTGCGAGGGCGGCGTATGAACAAGCCAAGGACGTGATGGTTGATGAAGTGGGGTATATATCCCACCCAACAATTGAACGCGCTGGTGCTTCGCCTGATGGCCTTGTCGGGGATGATGGCGCGATAGAAATCAAGTGTCCGAATTCGGCCAATCATTTCGAGACAATCATCAACAAAAAATACCCTAAAAAGTATCATGACCAAATGCAATGGCAAATGGCCTGTACCGGACGCAAATGGGTGGATTTTGTTTCGTATGACCCGCGAGTTCCAGAACGCTTGCAGCTTTACATTCAGCGCGTCCCGTTTGACCCGGTGTATGTGGCC